CAATTATTTTGTACTACATCAAATCTACCAGTATTTCCTAAAGATGTTATTTGATAGTATTTTTTATTTAATCCACCATTTAAAGAAGATAGTGTAGTATTATTCAATGCCCAAGTACTACCATCTTCACTATTTGGCATTCTGTTAGTTCTCTGTGGCTCTAACAGCAAAGCACCTTCACTATCATCTTTATAATCTATTCTAGGTATATCACTACCTACTTCTTCAATTAAACCATCTTTGTTCACAACAGTAGCACTTGAACCTCTTTCAAAGTTAAAAGGTAAAGGTTTAAAGTTGTTATTTTCATCGTTATAGGCTAAAGTACTTCCTTCCTTTGTTGCCCATTGTCCGTTTCCGAATTTTAATGTATTACTCATATCTATTTAATTGTATAATTTTGTCCTGCTGCCATTTCTAAAAATGACTCCCAAGATGTTAATTCTTCTATTTCGCTATCTGTTAATGCTGAATTGTAGTACTGTACTTGTTTAGTTTTTCCATAGAAATTATTGTTATTATCAATTCTATCGAAATTTAATGAATTAAGAATATTAGCATCAAACATATCACTTGGAACTTCTGTATCTACTAAAAAACCATTGTAATAAAAATCAACAGAAGAAGTATTATATTTTACTGCTATTTTATTATAATCTGTTTTTATAGTATTTAAGTATTCAAGGTTAAATACTGTTGTCCCATTTTTAGAACCGAATATTTGTACTCTGTTTTCTGTTGAATGATATGTTATACTTATTCTGTTATCTGTACTACCATCAGACAAACCAATTATCCTAATATCTTCTCCCTCTACAAGAGTAGCAGAATCAACAAACAAAACACCCTCTGAATCATTAAACGTATCTGAAGTACCTGCACTATTACATACATCTGCTAGTCTAGTTGCTGTAGCTCCGTTGGTGGGAATATATGAGGTTGGAAAAGAACCTTGTTCTATTTGTGCTCCGTAGATGTAGACACCAGAAGTTCCATCTCCTACTTGTAGGCTTTGCGAATTACTACCAGATATAATGAAAAAAACACTTGTTGTAACACTTGGTTTTGAAACAGAGCATTTATACCAACCATTACCATAATCTTCTATTTTAGCAACAACTGTAGTTCCAACTGCGCTAAAAGTTCCGTTTGACAAATCAAACCAAGCACCTCGTGAATTATTACCATCCTCTATTCTTAAATTGTCATATTCTCCTTTTTTAGCAAAAACGCTTAAACTATAATCTATTCCGCTTGTAGCTGATGGTATTGTGCGAATGTATTTATTTACAGATGCAGTAGAATTATTTATTAATTTAAAAGCGTTTAAATCTCCACTTGGAGAAGCAAATCCACTCGTTAGACTTACATTAGTATTTGTCCAATCAGAATTACTAAAATCCTCGCTATAAGTTACCAAATTAGTACTCTGTGGCTCTAATAATAAACTAGGACAAGAACCATCTGAGTAGTCCAGTCTAGGTGTATCTCCTGTTGTAGTTTCTATTAGACCATCTTTATTTACTCTTGTTGCATTAGAGCCTCTAGAGAACGTAAAGTCTCCATCTCCATTGCTAGGAAGTACACTATATACTTTCCCATCTTTATACCCTGAAGGTATCATTGCTAAACTTGGTATTGCCATTTTTATTTATTTTATAAGTTTAAATTAGATTCAACACATTCTATAGCCTCTATAATTCCTCCATCATCTAAAACTCTTTGTCTATATTGAGAAACAGTAGGAGATAAAGTCTCTGCGTAGTCGTAGTAAATACCACCCCAACCATTCTTCACTGGACTACCCCACCAACTAACTGGATATATTTCGTTTGCCATCTTTCTTTATTGTTTGTTTATTAATTTTATTATAAAAAGCTTCTAGCTTAATTATATTCTTTACTTTTGTTTTATATTTTGCCTTCACACTCATTATAGTACAAAACTTGAAAAGCTATCTGCATCCTTATCAGGGTACATATCTCCATTACTATTACTATTATATTCTGGAAACTTCTGACTATTGAAGCAGATATAATCTATAAATCTTTTAGTATAGAACTCAGCTCTATCTGTAATCTTACTTTGCATTCTATCTACATCCCTAAAGTCTACTGTATCTGACTCTTGTCCTCTATGCTTGTTTATACCTCCATTATCTATTTTAAACATAGCAAATGGTAAGTACTCTAGTTGAGTGAACCAGATTAGCATAGGTTTAATATAAACGTCTCTAAGAGCTTTATAATCACTATTAGCAGGTAAGTCTATATCTCCTGATATAATTAAGTCCTGTAGCTTATCATATAGTTTACCACCTAAATAGTTTTGGATATGCATATCTTGTGCTACCTCAATTTGATGAATTAGCTTATCTGCATCTGTATTACCATCTATTATAGACTTAGCTTTTAAGTCTGCTATTGTTATGAATAATGCTTTCATAGTCCTAGTATATTTTTAATTTTACTTAATGTGCTTCTGTATGCTCCGTTGTCGTCTCTATCAATCATTCTCTCTCCCATCTCACTTGGATTGTTAGGCTCGCTTAAACCTTTCTCGTAAGCTGAATTAGGGTCTACTCTCTTATCTCCTTTTAGTTTAAATACTCTAAGTTCCCAGAAATGATGACAGTTCTTACCTCCCTTAAATTTTAGTAAACTATAGTTTTGACCATTATGCCCTAACTTACTATTTACTCCTCTAAAAGACATCATATTAATATCTTCTTTTCTAAATACTATATTCCTAGAAGTAAACGTTTCCATCTTCTTACAGAAATCTCTACTATTAGGATTACTTCTTACAGGCATATAAGCATATCTAATCTTGTAGATATCACTATCTTCTTTAGATGATTTATTACTAGACTTGATTTCAGCCATTTTAACGTCACTTAAGTCTTCTTCATATCTTTCACTATGCACAACTTCCCAATCATCGCTTAGAACCTCTCCTAGACCCTCTAATTGCTCTAGCATATCATCTCCTTGCTCTTCAGAAAAGTCTTCGTTAGATTGTGAAGATAATTTCTCTCCAGTTTCTTCTTCTTTTCTAATCTTAGTAGATATGTTATCTAGTTCTGTAAACTCGATAGGTTGTAATGTTACAAAGTATAAGTCTTGTACGATACCATTAAATTCTAATATATCTTCTAAACAATATTTAATCTCATCTTGGAATGGTCTAATAATAACGTTATCCATTAATACAGATGCTGTTCTTAATTCTTCTGCATTGTTACCAAACCCTGTATTATCTTTAATACCTAATAAGATAGGAGATACAATACCGTGACCTAACATAATCTTTTCTCTAGCTTCATCAGATAAGAATTGATATTGAGCGTGAGCATCAGGTAAGTGTATAGCTTCTATATTCGCTTGTGTTTCAGAAGACTCGTTAAATGCAATGATTGTCTTACCACTATTAGAGCTACCTGCAAACTTATCATTAATCTTTCTTTCAATAGCACCTTGAGTTTCTTCGTTAGGAATACCATTGTTAAAGTTAATAAATAAACTAGGAGCTAAACCATTTTGTATATTAGATATATGGTAATTACTTACTTCACATTCTAAATCAGCATACTGTAAACAAGCTTGGTAATCAGGAGTAGAGTAGTAGTAAAACCCACTTCTATAAGGCTTAATTACATATATCTCTTCTCTTTGTGATTTACTTCCGTGTTTGAAACAAGGTATTCTTTTAGGCTTGTCACTAGGTTTAGCGTCAGACCACTTAGGATGATAGTAGTATGCTTGTATAATTCCTTTAGAGTTAGCTTTCTCAGCTCTTAAAGTCTCCATAGGAAAGTGAGATACTTTTAATATCTTAGTCTTGTTTCTATTGTAGGTAAGTTTAATTGCACCTTGTCCTAATTTCTTTCTATCTATTACTACCTTTTTGATTTCTCTAGGTCTTAATAGCTTTTTCATTCTTACATAATGTTCTGGTAACAACTCAGAGTTAGTAGATTCTATACCTCTACCAAATACCATATCAGCAATACCATTATTACATCTAGCGTTAGTTGGACTAGAAGTATCTAAGTCAATAAGTCTACCAAAGTAGTTATTATCGTCTCCCCAAGAAACCCAATCTCTATTGTGTACTTCTTTTACTTCTGGTGCTTCGTAAGATGATAAACTAAGTACCCTTACGTTTTGTTGATTTTTCTTATCTTCCATTATATAATATATGTGTTATCGTCTGTACTGCTATATGGTGTGTAATTAGTTTGAGATACAACGTGTTTAATACTATAGTCATTTTGACTTGTAGCGTAAACTTTATCTCTATATGCTAATGCACCATCTAAAGTAACCTCTATGAAATATGTTGAACCTTCAGATAGTATAGTGCTAGAGATGTTTAGGTCTGTAAAATTACCATTGCTAGATACATCTAAAGGTGTTACACTTTCAGACAATCCATCCCCATCTCTTCTTATCTTTAAAACAACAGAGCCACTACCTACTAATACCATTCTAGGCATAATAGATATAGTTTGAGTTGATGTGTTTGGTTGTAATATTATCATACTAAGATAACTATTTTTAATTATTTTGTTTTATAATAAAAAAAGCCTCACATAATGCAAGGCTTTAATTAGTATTTAAGGTATTCTTTATTATACTCCTTCAGTAACTGTAAATCCTACAGCAGAAATAGTATCTCCTAAGAAGTTAGCAGGTGCTTTCTCCATTCCTGAGAATGTTAAAGTATATCCACTCATATCTCCCATAGAAGCTCCAGATACGATAGTACCACCAGATACATCTAATCCGTGTTCTAAACCAGCAACAAATACGTTTCCGTTATTGTCTTCTACTAAAATAGTAGGACTTCCGAAAGCTAATAACTTAACTGTCTTATGGTCTTCTTTGGTTAATTTAGTTAATTGAAGCTCTAAAACTTGTTCGAAAGTAGTAGTTCCATTCTCACGAGAAGAAGTAATGTTCTCCGTATAAGTAGAAGCTCCTTTGATGTCAAACTTGTATGCAGAAGGTGTTCCTGCAACAGCATCAATAACATCTGTGTCGGTAGAATCATAGGTAACAGCACCTAAGTCTCCTTTGTTAACGAAATAAACAGCGTTTAATCCACCAACTGAATCTTTACAAGGCTCTAAACGACCTCTTGAAATATCACAACTCATTATATTTATATTTTTAAAGTTAATAAAAAAGGGTAAGCAGATTAACTACCTACCCTTTTTAGTTTATATTATACTAATCTTAGTTAGCAGCGTTAACGATTCCGTAAGTTACGATATCTTCAACAATTCCATACTGAACACCAGCAGTAAACCTCATAATGATTCTTACATTTTGTGAACCATCTAAGTCAGCCATATCTAAAATCTTAACTTCGTTTTGGTCAGACATTAATCCTGTACCGAAATGTAAGTTATCTTTAGTAGTAGCAATCATAGTATCAGAAGCAAGTCCGTTAGCCATAAAGATTTTTACACCATCAAAGCTCTCGATATTGATATTCTGATTGTTTCCTTTATCTTGGAAACCAGCAGCTCCTTGACCTCCAGATTGGAAACCACCTAAAGCTCTCTTGTAAGCTCTAAATACGTTTTGAGCAACATAAATCATTAAGTCATCTCTTCCGTATAAAGCAGCAGGAATAGCATCTACAACTTTTCCTAATTCAGCTACAACGTTAGAAGCATCTACAGAAGTACCAGCAACTTCGTTTGCAGCAGGTAAATCAGCATCAGCAGCTAATAAAGTAGAAAAACCGTCATACTCTCCAGCAGTAGCGTTAGTACCACCCCAGATGTTTTGTTCTTGTTTCTGTGCTACTTTAGCAGCAACGTGACCGATTAAATAGTCTTGGAAAGAAGAAGGTAAGTTATCGAAAGCAGAATATCCCATTGAGATAGCATCCCAGTCAGAACGGAAATCTTTCTTACATAATTCTAAGTTTACTTGAAATTCTTCTGGTTGAAGGATTCT